TATTACGACGTCGCCGTTGCTTGTAAAATCTGTATCACTCGGAGAGAATACTCTTATCATATTTCACCGCCTTATTTTTCGATTAAAAACTCCTCGAGATTTTTCTCAGCCTTTTTAAGACTCTCGGTATCATTGCCATTAATACTATGCTTAAGGAGAGCGAGGAGCGCGGATTGCGTAATCTTATTACTCCGCTCAATAGCTTTAAAGCGCTTGTCGTCGTTGATAAAGTATTGAGTAAATAACTTATTTTGATCCTCAATCGATTTGAGCCTTGTCTCAAGAGCTGAGATCCGCTCGTTTTGTTTGATCTCCGGAGCCTTTACTCTGTTTACAAGCTTAAAGATAAGCGTTGTTACAGCTCCGATCGTTACGATCGCGCCTCCGATTGCTGTTATAAAACCGACAAGCTCGGCCGGAGTAAAAGAGATTACATTATCCATATTATAAAGACCTCATAAACGCCTCAATTTTTGGAGTAATAACGTCATATCCCTTTGCTGTTAAATGCTGTCCGTCTGTATATACAGAGCCTCGAGCAATATTTTCCTCAACGGTTGCTCCATATTCAAACATTGACGGTATCATAGGATTGAGTTGTCCGTCATTCCACAAATCGAGATAAGGGATAGACCACTTCTTGCAAGCCTCAATAATAAGCTCGAAATATTCTCTCCTACGATTACCCTCGTAAAAGCCGACGCTCGTTGTATATCCCATTTTTGGTGCAATAATAAAACCGATTTTTGCATAAGGGTAATAGTTAAGAGCCTTATAAAAAAGCGTTTCAACCGCACCGCAAAAAGTAGTATCATCATAGTTACCATAATAGTCGGTCATATCTATTGACGATTTTGTAACTTGGAAATCAGCGTCATTTGTACCGCCCTCGAGAATAAGATAATCAAGAGTTGGATATTCTGAGTGTATCTTGTCAATATCTCTTGAAATACAATGCCTATTATTATCGACATAAGTAATCGTACCGCCGGCAACACAATAGTTATGCCAATTCATATGATTAGGTATGCCAATTCTACCGGCCCAACCTTGACCATAAGTCGGATCGGATTGTCCGACTGAGTTACCGGCTCCGATACTGTCTCCGTCAAAAATAGCAATCTTTTTAAACATCTTATTAGGAATAGATATCGCACTATCAAGACTAAAAAACGGCGATACATAAGCTATATAATAAGGTGGAATTGTCGAGCCTTCTGAAAGCATAAAGGTATCACGATTTGAAATACGGACATTATACTTTATGTATTTAGTTGTTGCCGTTGTTGTTATGGTAACAACTCCGTCGGTATTAGTACCATACGCAACGCTTATAAATTGTTTATTCTCATCATAAAGATTAAAATAAGTTGACTTAACGCCCATATAATCCTCGTATCTATGAGCGTAAGTTGTAAGCGGCTTAACCTCGGTAAAATCTGATATTTCACAATAGTTTGCCGTTGTTTCATCGCCGGAGCTTGTGATATAATAACCGCTTTTTATACCGCTTGCGTTTTTGTTGTAAAGGTTTATGCCTTGATTTTCTTGTATACTTGCCTTATCGCTCAATAAATTACCAATCTTATTGCTTGAGTAAGTCTTATTAGCTTGAGCCTCGGTATCATCAATTAAAGCCGTGATTTTCTCGTCGGTCTGAGTCTTATTATAATAATTGTCTCCGAGATCCTCGTCGACCGCCTCAGCAACAAGATTATTAAGATCCTTGATTACGGATTGAGACGCTACACCGTCAGCAAGTACGTCTCTCTCAATTTGCATAATAAAGTTGAGCGTACCGATAACAGTCGATCCGTTTGCAATGGTAAGATCACAAAGGTTATAACCGACGCAAGCGCAAATTTGCTCAGTTGTTACGAGATTAACGTAAGTATTACCTTGAGTTGCTGTTAAGCTTGCCGTAACAATTGTATTGTCCGGTTTTCTTACGTTCAAAGTAACAGTATCTCCGCTCTGTAAGACATACGGAGTTAAACCGTCAAAAAGATCAATACGGATTACTCGTCCGTTGTCATACTGAGAGCAATGACAAGTCGGATTGACGCCGCTCGGGATCAAGTTAAGCTTAATAATTTCCATTTGTTTACCTCCTTTATATCCAACGAGAATACTTGTTAATTGTAAAAGCTGTAACGTTGCCCGTTAAGCCTATCTCGTTTGATCCTTTGTTTAGCTTTATATTATCATAATTACCGGTTACAAGCCTATTAAGTAAGATATTTTGCGCGTCGTAAGCGTTGAGCTCCTCGCAATTGATTATAATCGTTTGAGCTGTCTCTCCAAACTCAATAACAAGTATATCGGAGCCGTTAAGAGCAAAAGTTACGGATCCGGTTGCTGTAATACTCATAATCGGGCGAGCGTATATATTGCCGGCGTTGTAAATACTTACGGTTGCCGGACTTGAGGAGATATCAAACGTCTGAGGTTGCTCAAGCAATGAAAACTTAAACGGTTGAACGTGCAAAGTAACCTCAGCCGTCTTAAATCTTATCAATTTCTCAAAGTCGATTTGCTCGTAAATTGCGTATTTATAATACTTATCCGGCTCGTTTGAAAAGACAACGACTCCGGAGCTGTTAAAATACTCAATTATATCGTCGATATTGTAGTTATAAGTAAGTCCGATCTTGATTACCTTATCGTAAGCGCTGTATCCGAGAGGAGTAACAATATCTCCGGAGCGTCCGTCGATCTCCTCGACTTGAGTCCTTACAAGAGGCTTACTTATCGGAGCAAGAGACGATATCAGCAAACCCGATATCGTTCTTGAGTCGACATTATTAAGGATTATGTACGGTTGTATATTCACTCTGTAACCTCCTTAAGTATAAATTGCGTTCTCGACTGTCTTTTTAACAAACTTACCGACTTGTCTATCATCAAGGACAACGTCAACCGTTTGTAAAGCCTCCTTAAAGGCGTTTACCATTGCTTGATAATTAAGAGCACCGGATCCAAGACTTGAGCCGTTGTAATTTGCTCCTCCGACGTCAAGTAAAGGTATCTCGTCTTGCATATCTTGAGCGACGTTTTTCATTTCCTCCGAAAAACCCTCTCCGATACCGAGAGCGATATTCTTACCGACTTGATCTCTGAAAAGCGTACTCGGAGAGTGAATACCGAGCGCCGATTTTACGCCGCTCAGTAAGTTTTTACCGAGATCCTTGACGGCTGAGACGGCCTTACTTGCCATATTTTTTACACCGTCAATCATTCCTTGTACGATATTCTTACCGATACCAAGCATTTTACTCGGTAAATCTTTAAGCGCTGTAAGCCATTGACTTACAAGCTCGCCGCCTAAAGATACGAGGTTGCCAAACATTGATTTCGCACCGTCAAGCAACGATTTAAGCATTGACTTACCGTTTTCAACGATTTTTGGAAAATTAGCAATAAGCTCAGATCCAATTTGCTTAATAAGATCCGGAAAAAGTTTAAGGAGCTGAGGCGTAGCTTTGATAATACCGCTAATCAAAGACGTCGTAAGCCTTATACCCATTTCAATTAATTTTGGTAAATTCTCAATTATTTTTGATACAACCTTACCAATCAATAAAGGTAATTGCTCAAGGAGTTGAGGCGTAGCGTCGAGGATACCGTCAACAAGAGCCATTATAAGCTCGATACCGGTATCAAGGATCTCGTCAAAATGGTCCAAGAGCGTATTTACAACCTCAGAAATTAAAACCGGTAACATTTTTAGGAGGCTTGGAATTGCCTCAGAGATACCGCTTATCAGAGCGTTTATAATATCAATACCACTTGACAAAATCAAAGGCAATTCGCTTATAAGGCTTGAGCAAATTTCGGGGATTAAGGCTGTAACCGTTTGAATTACAGACGGCAAGACCGATAAAATGCTTTGAATTGTTGAGTTTACAGCGCCTAAAAGCACCGGTAAATTTTGTTGCAAAAGCGGAGGGATCAAAGATACAAGCTGAGGTACAAGCTTTTCAAGCAATGAGCTCGCAAGCTTTGCCATACCCGATATTGTTGTTTGGATCCTCGGCAAGAGGTTATCCGCAACGGCCATTACAGACTCAATAAACTCGTCAATAAGCTTATTAAAATCAGCGTTATCGTCAGCAATGCCCGTAAGTAAGTTTTGCCAAGCTGAGCTCATCATTTGAGTTGATCCGGCAATCGTTGACGCGGCCTCTTTTGCCGTTGTACCGGTAATACCGAGCTCGTCTTGTATAACGTGGATTGCTGAGTATACGTCGTTGAGGTTGTTAATATCATACTTTACGCCCGAGAATTTCTCAGCGTCAGCGAGCAACCTCTCCATTTCGCTTTTTGTACCGCCGTATCCGAGCTTTAAATTATCGAGTAATTGATACTGTCCTTTTGCAAAGCCTTGATAAGCCTGAGTAATCGAGTCGAGGCTCGTACCCATTTTGTTTGCATTGTCGGACATATCTCTTAAAGCAAGATCCGCCGCCTCAGCCGCCTTTTGAGTATCGCCTCCGAGAGAGGATACCAAAGACGCCGAGAACGACGTTACATTTTCCATATAAGAGTTTGCGTCCATACCGGCTGTTTTGTATGCTTGAGAGGCGTTCTTTATAACAGTTTGAGCCGCGTCTCCGAAAAGAGTCTCAACGCCTCCGACAAGTTGCTCGTAATCAGCGTAAGCCGCAATTGCTTGCTTGCCGGTATCGAGTATTGCTCCTCCAATTTGCTTTAAACCGGATACAGCCGCCTTAATTGCGCTCGCTCCAAGATCCGCAAGTACGCCTTTAAGTACAGTAAAGCCGCCATTACCGGCTTTTTCCGCCTTATCGCCGGCGTCCTTGACCTCGTTACCCATTTCTTTTGAGGAGTCAGCCGTATCCTTAAGCTCAGTATCAAGAGAGTTGAGCTCGTTCTCGGTTTTTGTCATTTCGGTTGTTGCGTTTGTGAGCTCGGTCCTCAATTTTGACATTTGAGTCTCGTTTTGCTCGAGAGCTTTTGAGCTCTTTGTAACCTCGGATCCGAGAGAGCTTACAACTGAGACTTGAGCTTTATACTCGGCGCTCGTTGTACCGCACTCTTTACCGATTTGAGCGAGCTTTTCGCTCTCCTCGTTATAAGTTTTAAGTAATTCGTCGTGCTTTGCCTTGTTTTTTGCTTGCTCGGTTGTCATTGAGGTATATTGATCCTTTAAGATCTTTACCTTTTGAGCCTGAGCCTCATATTGTTTGTTGAGAGCCGCTTGTTTTGCTGTCAGCGCCTCAATACTTTTGGAGTTTGAGGCGTATTGAGCCGAGACGAGCTTTGTCTCGGCTGATAATTCTCTTAAATCTTGAGATATTGACTTGAGAGCTTTACGATACTCGCTCTCTCCGGTTAATTTGACCGCACCGCCAAAACCCGCCATATATCAACGCCTCCGTTTTTATTTTTTAATCAAACCACTCCTCCGCCTCGTCGGCTTTTTGCTTAAGAGCCGCGTAAGTCGTATGAGTTGTTGTCAAAAGTAATTCAAGATCAAAAGTATCCTTATACTCTTGATATAAATTTCTAAATTGACGCATTGTCAATCGTCCGCTTTTCTTATCGTCGAGACAAATCTTTGCTCGACAAATATAATATATCCACGAGAAATTGATTGCGGACTCAGATATCTCGTCGTCCTCGTGGATTATTCGTTTTTTGAGTCGTCCTTTGTTGACTTAACAACGAGATTATTCATATCCTTAGCGGCTTTTTCGATACCGATTTCAGTAAGCATACGATTAACTTGCTTATGCGTTACAAAAGGATCATTTTTATTGTGGTCCTCGTTCTCGATATCGATTGCCTCGTTAATCATTTCGGTAATACCAAAAGCAAGAGCCTTGATATTAACCTCACTCTTGGAGCCGTCTGTCAGCTCTCCCCATTTCTCAAGAGTACCGAAAGCGTCTTGTATCTTTTCCATAACGTTGAGATTAAAGACGAGCGGATACTCCTTACCCTTGTAAGTAATCTTGCTTGATACCTCTTTTATCATTGTAAAAACCTCCTAAAAAGTAAAAACGCCTCGCCTCGATTGCAAGTCAAGACGAGGCGCCTGATTAAGTTAAGTTGAGGACGTTGCGGCCCATACAGCAAACAAAGTAATATCTCCGGTCGGAGTATAACTTGCTCCTCCGGCAATTGTCGGAGTTGTTGCGTAAGACGTTGTCGCCCAACCGGCAAACTCGTATCCCTCCGGAGCTGTAAGTCCGGATCCTGAGTCGATTGTTACGGGCGAGCCGGCGTTGACTGTCTGATCGCTTACTGTACCCGTACCGCCGTTTGCGTCGTATACAACCTTGTAAGTAAGAGCTGAGCTAAAAAGAGACTGAATAAAAGCAAGAGCCTCAGCCTTTGTACTGAAAGTCTTTGCGGTTTTCCAATCGCCGTTTGCAAGCTGAGCAATCTTACCCTCGATTGACGGAGTTGAAAACTCAACCGTCTCTCCCTTTGTATTCTCGTCCTCGGACGGCTCAGCAAACTTAACCTTATAAAGTACCTTAACTTTATAAAGTCTTACGTTGTTTACCATTTTTACGAGGATACGAGCAACGGCAACCCAAGGAGCAACGTCATTAGTATTGTAAGTAACCTCGCCCTCAGCCGTGATCGAATGACCGAGCAAGTCCGCAAAAGTTGCCTCTCTGTCGTCGTCAACGCCGAGAGTAACCGTACCGCTTTGAAAGCTTGTATCAGACTCAGCAAGAGCGTCGTCAGCGTACAGCTCAGCGGAGTTATTTGTTATTGATACCGAGCAAGAGACAGCCTTGCCGAGATTGTGAGCGCCGTCAAAGGACGGAGTACCGTCTTGAGCCTCTGTCAAATGGGAGTACCAAAAGTTATTAAGACCAATAAGAGCCATTTTTTAACCCTCCTTTTTTGTTATTCAGATAAAGTAAGACCGCTAAGATCAAAAGATTGCTTAAAAGATACCTCGCCGTCTGTACAAATCATAACAAACTTTTGAGTATCCTTGTCGGAGATTTTCCAAACTCCGAGCATATCCGGATCAAGAGATTGCATACCGGAGCCGGCGCTCCAATCAAGACCGACCTTGATATCGGTAATCTTTGCGTTGTTCTTGGTAAACTTAAGAGATAAAAAGTATCCCTCGCCCCAATCGGTTACAAGCTGTCCGCTTGTAAGCTTTGTAAGAGTACCGGTAATTGCTCCGTTTGCAACCGCAACGTCTGATTGCATATCGGAGGTTTTTGTACCCCAAAAGTCTGTATTTGCTGTCGGACTTGCAACTGTTACGTTTGAGGATCCAAAAGCGATACCGCCGGCGATCTTGTCGAGGATCTCGTCAGTTGTATCGTTTTCTCCGATATCTGTAACGTTGTAAAGCTTAGCAATCTTTGTAAGTGATTTAACAACCGTCATTTGATTGACCTCCTTAATTATTTGAGTTTTGATTTTCGTCTTGCTCATCAACTATTTGTATAGGATAAGCAAAGCATAACGTTTTATGATAATAGCCGGTATCGGCCTCATACATATCCGGAGAGTCTCTCCGAGGTTGCCAAGTCCAACCGGCTTGCTTTAAGGTTGACTTAATCGCCTCAACAATCGCAAGAAAATTACTCTTGCTGTAAACGTCAAAGTCGTAGTAAGTAACATATCCGGAGATCTCGTCGTCTGATCCGTAAGAGTTGTCCTTATCATATTCTCGATAAACGACGTATGGCTCTCCGTGTCCGTCGTAATATAACAGAGCAACGGGGATACTTACTCCGTTTACAGTAAAGTTATTAAACAATACCTCGAGCTCAGCGTTCATTACGTTTGGTCTCCTTTGATATATTTATCTAAACAACTTGCCCCAATTCTTTGCGTACTTTGCGGCGTCGTCTTTTAGATATTTTTCTTGTACTCTTAACATTGCTTTTTCAATTTGACTTTTATTAAAAGACTGTCTAAAAAAAGGTTGCTTAGGATACGGCGAATTACTACGACCATACTCAAACAAATTAGCAACAAGAGGCGCCGGAGTCTTAATACCGTCTCGATTTATAAAATAACCCTCAATCGTAACTTGACAATTGATACCGTCGTCGCTTGGAGTCTTATAAACTCGAGTAAGTCTTATTGCGTCTCCGCTTGATAACATACCGGCTCTTAATTGTCTCGGCATTTTAGCCTCAACGTTTTGTCTTGCAACCTCCGCTCCGGCTTGGACCATTTCTCCGAGCATAGACTCAGTATTTGCCTCGAGAGCCTCAAACATTTTGATTAAATCGTTTGGTAATTCTCCGACAAACTTTGCCATTAGTGAGTAACCTCTTTTGCTTGGATCTCAAGCTCAACAAAAGCCTCGTTTATGTTATTAAGATACTGTATCTCGTAAGTCTTGCCGCCGTAAAGGATTAACATATCCCTATCGATCGGAGTCGACGGATATCTTATCGTAAAGTTTGTAAAAGCCTTATCAAAGTCCGTATTATTAACAATAAGAGTAAAGCCTCTTGTTGTCTTAATACTCGCCCAAGCTGTCAATATAAGCTCCGGCTCAGACTCGACCGGAAAACCGTCGGAGTCCTTTGCCTTGATAGGCTTTACAATCTTTATTTTACGAGTATATTTACCGGCATTAATCATAAGAGATTTGTCCTATACATATTGAGAATTGTTGAGACTGTATCGCTGATATTTGCCTTTTCGACGTAGATTGCACGATTGTCGTACATATCTTGTACTAAAGCATAAAGAGCAAGAGTAAGATCCGGATAATTGTCAAGTACCGCAAGACTTAGATTTGTAACGCCGACAATATAATTTATTGCCGCCGCTTTGATTGTTGTTAAGAGCGTAAGTTGAGCGCTGTCAACGTCCGGTAATCTGAGGTAATCAACGAGATCGTCGATTGTGATCTCGCTGATTTTTGTATAAGTCGGCTGAGACATTAAGACTCACCGCCTTTACTTTTCGCCGGCTTTGAGCTCTTTGTTGTCTTAGGTTTTTCGCCTCCGACCTCCTCAATTAAACCGCCGCTCAAGAGTTGCTTTACAATCCCTTGATCCTCGATATCCTTGACCTCGTTGCGTCTCATACAAATAGGACCGACAAACGACTTAAGAGCTTTATAAGCCATACGATTACCTCCTCAGTTATTACGCCATTTTGAGTACAGCGATCTTTTGCTGATCTTGTACCTTAGCGTCAAACTCAAGCCAACCAACGACGCCGATTGCGTGTTGAGCGGCGTAAAGCTCTCTCAAGACCTCAATGTGCATTTCCTCAGTAAACTTAGTTGCGAGACCGCTCATATCGCCGTAATAAATAACCTTATTACCGCTTGCAATCTCGGGCATATTGTCGGATACATATACCGGCTTACCAAGCAAGACCTTACCAAAAGGACTTGTAATATCGTCGTTAAGGAGATAACGACCGACGTCGTCCTTAAGGAGTCTCAGAGCGTCTCTTGTCTTAGGAGACATAATCCAAATTGACTTGTCTTGAAAAACGTCTTTGATTGTACCTTGGAATGTAACCAAGTCGTCGGCTGTAATCGCACCGGATACAGTTGTTGCATTTGTTGCACCGCCAAGACCGACAACGGATCCGCCGCCAAAGCCGAGTAAGTTCTTTTCGATAAATCTTGCGATATCGTAAGCCATACGCTTTACAATAAAACCGACAAGATCGATATCGGTATTGTTAATCAAAGACTTTGAGATCTTTGTAAGAGCGCCGGCAAGATAACCGTCAAGCTCGATTGTTGTAAAGTTGCCC